TACTATACTTAAATCTCCTGGTCCAAATCCACCTTGAATCCCTTCGTTGAGAACAGGCCACGGAGTAGGGATAGTAGGTCTATAATCCACCCTATAACGCGTTTCAATATCTTTATTATATTCATGTCCAATATTTTTATCCATACCCGCCTTCATAGCGTTTTCTATATTTGATCTTATACCATCAAAATCACCTTTCTTAAGTAGATCGGCTGAATTTAATATAGCGTTCTTCATTTCTTGGTTTCTACAGAATGTAGTAAACTCTTCTTGAACGTATTCTAGATCATCTTGAGTAGCTTCGTATGAGTTTCTTAATTCTTCTTTTAGGGCAACTTGTAATACCTCATTTTCTACTTTTTGTAGTTCAACTCTAAGTACATCCATAGTAACGTTGGTATGATACTTATCAAAGTAATCGATAATTTGACCGATTATCCATTTATGTGAATCTGCATCAAAGTAGTGTTCGTGTAAAACATCTCTAACGTTAATTAGAAACTTTTTATCCGTTAATAACGAACCTAGTACTTTAAGTTGGAACCCCTTCCCGTATTGTTGTAAGCTTTTTAGCGTCATTTATAACCTTTGTTATAATATAATTATTTTTCTCCTAACAACCAACTGCTAGACTGTATTTTATCTCCTAAACCGTCAATTAATTCTATATCGAACATTACACATATTTCTGCTTCTGGAATAGTATCGTTATTTTGATCACCTCCATTTGCAAATGCAAGTTTCATAGAACCATAGAACTTATCTACCATTAATTTTAGAGTAGCATTTTGAGTTGAATCTTTATCTACTGATATCCATGCTATATCTACAATACTTAAAGCTCTAATGATTCTTATTCTCTCATCTTGATCTTGAAAGAATTTAGAACCTTTTAATTCTCTCTGTTTATCATTATTTACTATAACGATTAATAAATCACCAACTTCTTTGGCTTTTTCGAACAACTCTAAATGTCCTTTGTGAAGAGGGTTAAAGTACCCGCTGACTATAACTGCTTTTTTCATTTTAATTAACTAATTGTATAAACACTAACGTAAAGATTATAATAAATCCTATAAATATTAAATCTATTTTTTTCATTGTTCTGTAATATCAAACCATTTTTTCATGACTACATTATTTACCTTATATCCAGCTTTTTCATAGAAAGGAATCAATCCTTCTCTACAAAATAATGTAGCTCTATAACATCCGTTTTTAAGTATTTTTTTATCTATGTATTTCATAAGTTCAAGGCCGATATTTTTACCTCTATATTCATTATCAACTACTATATCTTCAAGTTGACATGATCTATAACCTCTAATCTTACTCTCAACAACTATACTACCAAAGGCAATAACTTTTTTACCATCTAATCCAACTATACCAATAGAGTTAAATTCCGTCCATGCATCATCTACGTCTGGTTCAAACCATTCTGGTTGAATTTCTGATATAGGTTTTAACTGCTCTAATAATTCCCAAACTTCTGGAATGTCTTTCTTTTGTATTTCTCTAAACTTTATTTTCACTTTACTATGAAACTGCTTGTAATATTTTTAATCCAACTATAAGATTGGATACCAATAACGAAATTGCCGCTATTTGAACTAATTTAAACCAAAATGGCTTTTTTAAATAAGATACTATTTTCATTTTACTGTTGTTAATCCTCTGAAGTTCTCTAACCAGCCTTCAGTATTTTTTGTTATACCTTCTATTTTATCTTGATCCATATGATGTAAAAATGCACCTGTCTGTAAATCAGGTACTGTACTATGTAAAACTTTTTCTACGTATTCTATTTCTTTTTCATCTAGCACAGTATCGTGTAAATCCATCATTTGAAAATTCTTTTCTACTCTATCCCAGTTATGTAATATTTTTGCAAATATCTTTTTACCTTCTAACTTTTCTTCTGCTACTTTATAAACATAGTCTAGATCAGTTTTTTCAGTAAGTAACTTAGGAAATTCAGCTACAATAGTCTTTATACCTAATCCTTTTACACCTGGTAGATTATCTGAATTATCACCAAGTAGTGATTTAACTATATTAAAGTTTGTAGGTAATACTTTTATTTCTTCTAATATGTTATCTTTTGTAAAAGTTTTTTTCTTTACTGGTGCATAGACTTCTATATTATTATCTATTAACTGTAAAAAATCTTTATCAGAAGAAACTATTGTAACTTTTTTACCTGCATTAGAAGCTCTTTTGGCTAGATACGCCATTATGTCATCTGCCTCTAGTTTTTCTATAACTATTTGATGAACAGGAAGACAGTCTAAGTAATCTCTAGTTCTAAATAACTGTCCAATTAATGCTTCTTGTTCTTCTTCTCTTGTATCATATAACCCCCAATGAGTTATACGGGCGGTAGCACGTTGTGCTTTATAATTTGGATCAATATTCTGACGATTACCTGATCCTCCTTTACCGTCCCATATTATAACAACTCTTGTAGGGTCAAATATTCTAGTAACATACCCCAGTGAGCGAAGGAAACCGACCAATCCACCGACATGGGTGCCGGTCGGGTTCATCGCTTTGAGCAGCGAGAACGATCTAATTAAAGTGTTCATCGCATCTATGATCAGGATGTGATCATTTAACGCTCGGGGTGGGGTCTGCTTTAAATTCTTTAGAATATCTTGATATGCCACTAGTCTAGTAGATTTGGTGCAATTGTATCTTCTTCTAAATCTCCTTCTTCAACTAAATCGAAATCTAAACTACCAACTAATTTTAACCAGTGTTCTTTATGCTCGTCCTTATACTTATCTATAGCTCTTTTATCATCGGCTATAAATCCGTGTTGGGTCATAACAATTCTACCTCTGGACTGTACACCAGCTATATGATTCTTCTCAACTTGTACGTTAGTTCTTTTAGCAAACTCTACCTGCATACCATCTTTAATAGCTTTGATCTTAGATGTACCAGGATTGGTTATGTTACCAAAAGTAACTACAAGTGTAGCATCATACCACATAGACATACCTCCTTTATTCTGAAGTTTAGGCATACCCATTGGTGATTCTGGTTTCATAGTCCATACTTTGTTAATTGCAACTAAAGTATTGGTATAAGGTGAAGTCTCTTTTCTAGATAGTAATACTTTTTGATTCAAATTATTACCAAATTGTGTAGACATCGCACCAGCATTCCACTCATTATTGTTTTTATTAGATCTTACTGAAAGTTCACAAGGTACTGAACCTACTGAATCCCATAGAAAACATAGATCATAAGGTAGATTACCTTTAGCTTGTTCATCTAATAGATCAGCAATATAAACGGCTACATCTTCTATAGTATTTAAAGTACCTCTATCTGAATATAGGAAGTGACCTTCGTAATCTATTACGTTACCGCTACTATCTAATACCTCTTCTACTTCTAATCCCATCTCTTTTGCATGTTCCCATGTCCATTTCATCTCAGTGATAATGAAGACCGGTAAAATGCCCATTTTTTGAGCACTTACCGCTGCTTCAATTAGGGCAGTTGTCTTGCCCGTATCACTATGTCCACGCAATAGAGTGATATGTCCGGTAGGAATACCGGCTAAGGATGTAATATCTTGAAAGGCTTTAGATAATGGAATCCAACCTTGCTCCTTAAATTTTATAGAAGCGTTAGAATAACCTTTCTTCTTTTTAAAGTTCGATAAATTGAACGACTTCTGAACTGCAGCAGTCGCTTTTTTAATTACTTCTTTTTTCTTTGCCATTTTTACTCGTTAAATAAATCATCAAATTTGCTTACTGTATCTTGGTTGCCAGCCGTAGCGTTTTCCAAGGTAAAGTCTGAACTTGAATCATTCGAGCTTTCTGGCGTATCTTTTTCAGCACCTGCTGTTGGAGCTGTCTCCTCAGCTGATCCTGGGTTAAGATAGTTTTGAAGTTGTTTCTTTATGAAGTCGTAATCATACTGTGTATGTACTTCTACCGGGTTAGGTTGTGTTTTTAACCAAGTATCTACTTGATCATTATTATCTGATAAAGCTGTTTGTTTAGGCTTAATTCTAACAGTAGTTTCAGGATAAGGGTTACCTTCTCTTTGTTCTACTACTAAATCCCAACCATTTATAACGTCAGTAAAGTCACCTACATCTTCATCTTCAGCTAATGCCAATAATGCTTTGTAGATAGTTATACCAAATCCCCATAATCTAACTCCTTTATCTTCTTCTCCTCTAACTACTACAGGAGCAAAAATTCTAGTCTTAGGTGATATCTTACCAGCTAATGACCAATTATCTTTATCAGAAGTTTTCTTAAGTTCTTTTACAAACTCTTCGATAGGGTCTTGTTTACCTAAGTTTGATAATGCAACCATAGGGTATTTTCCAATACCGTAATGAAATTTTAATTCCTTAAAAGGGAATGCAGGGTCAAATACAGAAGGTACAATCCTTACTGTTTGTTTGCCCAGTTGTGGTTTCCAAAAAATTGTGGAATAGTCCGTTTTTTCTCTTTGCTGACCGCTATTATTTAACGAATCAAGCTTTGCGCGTATAGCATTTAAATCCATATAACTAATTTTAATTAAAACTTATTATTAATAATATAAGAACTTTTTTTTAGTTCTCCAACTCTATAATCTTATAAAGTTTTGTGTTCACTCTTTTGAGTTCCGGACCTTTAGTAAGTAGTATACAATTTCTATAATCTGTCCAGTTGATGCGGTAATTTGTATCTAATACACCTTCATTAAGTTCTTTAATTAAAGTGTTTAATGCGTTGATTGTATATAATGTGTTAGATTCTTTCTTTCTGTGTACTAAAATAGTGTTCTCTAAAAACGTTCCTACGTTTCCAAAGTCAACATTATACGTACATATGTATTCATCTTGCGATTTTGAATATAGTACAAAAATTTTGTTGTAGATTATTTTATACCTTTCTTGAATCTCCTCTAAGACTCCTTCTAAAGTCTCTTCGGTAGCAAAAGTACAGAAAAGTTTATTGCTCATATCGTCGTATAAATCTAACGGTTCAATGTCGTAATCGAACGCCGCTATAACTTGTTGTTCTATCATTTATAAATATCTTTTTAATTTATAAACTAAGGTCCTTGGAATATTTAAATTTAATAGGGTATTTTCCTCCTGATTCCAATATCTCCTTTAGTTCTTCTAATGTTTCTTTTCCGTCTTCCTTGTAAAAGTCAAATAATAATGCATCGTATGTGTATAAGACTAACTTAGTTTTTTTATTTTTTAAGTATCTCAGTACATCTTTTAATATAAGAATATTTCTTGAGGTTTCTAACGATTGCATGATATAATTCATTAACTTTTGTGGATTCATGTCTTTTAATTCTCTTGTAAATGGTTTTCCACTAATAG